ATCTCTTTTTAATTTAACATTATGATTATTACCAATTGCAAAACCATCATAATCTACTGGTGCTAATAATTCAGCTAAACCATCTTTGGAATAAACACCTAAAGTGGTTGGTATAAAAACAGGATTTTCCATATCTTGACTATCTTCCATTTGACAATTAATTAAATAATTATCCTCGTCAGTATATTTATCATCATTCATCTTAACCTTTAAGTTTTGTATTAAAGGTGGTTCTATATACCATTCAGTCACCTGTGACTTAAAGATATAAAATTCTGTTCCACCACTTCCTGCTCTAACGATTCTAGTTGTTATGAATCGTGGAGTTATTGTGGTAGTAATTGGTATTACAATATCAGTATTGAATGAAGTTGTGGCGTTGCTATAAACAATTTCTGTATTTGAAGAATCATCTTCAAAAGTGATAGTAATTGAAGCCGTCCCCCCTAAATTACTTCCTATCCTCAATAACATTTCTTTAGGTGTGAAGGTATTGCCCGCCCCTAAATCAATCTTACTATCCATTCCTTCAGCATCTGCAACAAAAGTGCAGCCAGAACTAGTACCGTTGTTATTATCATATGCGTTCCATGCACTACTTAAAAAACCTACATCTCCAACTGCTGTTCTGCTCGCTACAAATGGAACTGGCAAAACATCACTAGTCATTGTATATAATTGACCAGTAGAAGTGTTACCAATCGTTTTAACTACTTCAGCTTGATTAATAAAGTGACCTTGTTTATTTTCTGACGTAGAATTTTGCAAGTTCCCAATATCATTATTGTTGCTTGAAATTTCACTAACAAATTCAATATTAGTTTCTCTTTGAGTAATTGATGTACCACTAATACTTTCATCATTTTCTATATCTATATTGCTAGAAGCAATACCTCCAGTAATAGTTTCAACAGTACTATTATAATCGTTTAAAATTACATCTCCACCATTAGATTCAAACCCTAAATAAATTCTAACAGGAGCTCCAGTTACATCTTGTTCGACTGCTGGTTCATTTATAATAAAATTAACAGAATTTTTTGGTACAATATAATCAGTAGTTCCTAATAAAGCATCATCACTAACTCTATATCTATTAACAGTAACTATTCTATCATTAACTTCAGCACCAGTTGTAGTAAATGTAAATAATCTATTAGCCGTATATAAACCATTTTGATTAATAATAAACTCTTCTAAAATATCATCAAAGTCTAGTATAGCAGCATTAGTTACATTTGACTTTGTAAAACCAATTCTAGTTTGTTCTACACCATCTAATAATGTTAGATCTGGTGTAGTCAAGTCAACCGTTACTTTAGCTGTTTGTACTGTTTGTGCTTCTAATTCATCTATCCTATTATTTGTAACAACAATAGATGAAGTATTATTACTTATATTATTAGCGTTATCATCAATATTACTTTCATTAGCAACAGATCTAACATTAGTTGTATTTAATTGAGTGTCTAGAGAAGTAATAGCATCTTGAGTATTATCATCACTAGTTAGGAAATTAGTACCACTACCATCATAATCAGCATTATCAACTTTACCATTCGAATTAGTATCATAAATACTTTTACTCATAGCATCATCAACAGATGTTGTTGTTCTTACAGCTACCGTTGCAAAATCAATAAATGCTCCAACAACATCAGAAGTTACTCTAGCAGTAATAGTTACAGGGAAAGTAGTTAAAGCTAATATTGCTTGTTCAGTATAAATATTAGTAGGAGAATATGTTATTATACCATCATTTCCAGCAATAGATTCCGGTATCGTTAAATTAATGGTATTAGCAACAATTCCATTAAATAAAGTTTCAATAGTTATATTTGCAACACTTGCCATACTTTCATTTCTAAGTTGCGATGAACTATCTAATGTATAATCTCCTGCCACAACTAGTACAGGATTATTTGAACCATTTGTTGTAATAACTGACGGATCATTAGTTATTTCTTTAACAATAACAGGAACAATTGTTGGAGAAGTAGGAATAGCCACCGGTGTAGTTAATGGGTCTACTTCAACTATGGTTTGAACAACTTCTCCACCAGTTCCACCAACAGCAGTTATCGTAACTTTCCCTCCACCATTATCTGTTACACCTAAATTAGCGTCAAAATTAATAGTGTTAATTCCAGTTCCTCTTTGAACACCACTATCTTGTATAATAACTTCGTCTAATTTATCTAAAATATCAGCTTGTAATTGAGTGATATCACTTGCATTTTGTGCAATATCAGTATCATTATCACCAACTCTACCATCTAAAGCAATAATATCAGCTTCGGCTTGAGTCATTCTAGTGTCTAAATCAGTAGTTGCAGTTTGTAAATTAGAAATATTAGTTTGATTAGTCGATATCGCATCTGCATTCTGTCCTATATCTAATTCGTTTTGCGTTATATCATCAGTATTTGTTGCTATATTTGTTGCATTTGTACTTGCTATTCCAAAAGTTTCATTAATTGCTACTACTAAATTAGTTTTATCAGTTGTATCTAAATCAGCAATATCACCAGTTATACCTAGAACAAAGTTTACTGTTGCACTTTGAGGAGTATTACTATTTTGAAATTCTTCATTTATAGAAGAATAATACCAAGTACTATCATTATTTCCATCACCCTCTGCATTAGTAACAAATGCAAACGCACCATCAACTAATTCTCCCGGTCTTAATGCTGCTTCAGTAAATAATTGTGTTCTAGTAGCAAACACACCACTACCATCAGTTGGTCCAAAGAAAACTGCTCCTGATATTTTTTGCCTTACAGTATTAAAATCAACAACAAAATTTTTATCTGGGTCGGCTCCACCTTGAATAACAAACTTATCTCCAGTAAATAAGTCAAGTGTTGCTTCATAGCTTGCAATAAAATCATTCAATATTACATCTTCTAAATTTGCTTTTTCTTTTAAATCTCCACCAGTCAAAATAGTGATTTGGTCTTGATTATCATCAACAGCATTAGCCAAGACCGTTCTATCTTGATTTAAATCTTTTGCGACAACAGGAGTTTTACTAGATTGTTTACCATCAAAATCAGAAAACGAATTTCTATCTACTTTTGCCATATTTTTTTCTCCTTTCAATATTCATTAATTATTTATTCTTCCATTAATCTCTCTAGGTATATAACCTACTTGATAAATGAAACCTAAACTTGTAATTCTAACAAAAGCATCTTGTTTATTTCTTATAATTGCTTTTGTTTTAAATACTTCAGGACTATTCATTATTTCGAAAAATCTAAATGTTTCTTGAACATTTCCTAAAGATGCAATAGCCAATAACCAGTCACCTAATGTAGTAGGAGAGTCACCAGTTACAAATGGTGTTTCTTCATCAACCCAAACAGATGTTCTTTCTCCATCTATTTCTTGTATTTCACCAAAACTAGTATTGCTATCAATTATTTTATAATTATCTGCAAACACATCTAAGAATAATTCTATTTGTTTATCGGATACACTTGAGAATCCAATTATAAATTCAAATACTCGTTTTAGATATTGTTCCAGATCAAATGAGAATAATTTAGTTTCAACTTTCATTTCATATACAAAACTATCATCTATAAATAATCCGATATCAGATATTTCAACAACATCATTTAATGTATCAATTAATGGTACTACTTGTTGTTGCATTATCTTTGCTCGATTTGAAATTCCAAACATTTCATCATCATAAACATACATAGCATAGAATCCAACCTCTTTGCTTGTATCAAGGCTAAAGATACCATTGTAAACATAATGCCATTTAATTATTTTGTTCTTTCTAGGGTAAGATAAATAGTATTTATTATCATATACAATACCACTAGCATCTTTATCTCTAAAAACAATATTGTTTATTTTATCATCTATTTTAATAACATCTGCTCTACCAGCATCAACTGCAAGTGTATCAACATAATGTAATCCTCTATTCGATAAGAATACAGCTTTATCATCATTTGTTATAGCAACACTTTCAGGTGCTATACAACCGATATTTGCGTTAAATGTAACGAACTCACTAAATGGTTCAAATGGTCTTCCGGGATAAGCAATATCATCACCTTTACCTCTTAGACCAATAGTAGAATTATCTGTAAATCCTAAGATTGTATTTCTCAAAGGTATTACTTTTTGTAATGCTTCTTGCCTAATATTATTAAAAGGTATTACTCCACTAGTTGCAAACCAATTAAACTTACCACTAAATGATTTATAAATATTAGTAGTTCCATTTTTATATAGAACTATCTTCCCATAATAAGTTTCTATCTTAGTACAAGCATTTAATTCATCAACTGTTTTATCTAAATTAAGATTTTCATCAATTTCAGTAACTTTATAATTACTAATTTGTTTTTGTGAAGTAGGAGTTGGTTGACCAATCTCATTCATTGTAACTCTAATATCATAATTAGTCGCTGTATCTACATTAAATAAAGTTTGTCTACCTGCATCTCCACCTAGAGTCGCTTGTAATTCACTAAAAGTATCATCTTCACTTTTTTTGAACTCCCATTTAAATTCATAATCACTTATAACTTTTCCAGTTGCTAATGTTACAAATGCTTTAATTGTAATATCTGTATCTACAACACCTATTGGTTTACTAGTTCTAAATAAGTCAACACTAAATGATGTAGTAGCACCTTGTCTATCTTGAATATCATTAAACGGGTCAACAGCTAAAATATTAGCACCACCAAATAAAAACTCTTTTGTTGTAGGTACATAAGGAAAAGTATCCATTTCTTGTGCAACTATTTTTGTTGTTCCATCTCCATTTATTACACCTCTAACAGAAATTAATTTAGTTCCAGTTGCAACAATCAATTCATTTTCTAATTGTTTAGCTTCTATTACTTCATCATCTTGAAAACTTGTAATAGTATGTATTCCATCAATAGGATAAATTAAATCACTTTCAAATTGAGTAGGATTTGTATTTTCAGTAAATGTTACATTCACATTTTTCCAATCTGCAATTACATCTGTTTGTATCTGCCCAAAATTCTTTGTACCAAAATTAAATTGAGTTGTATCACTTTCCCCTGCTGGATAAAACGCTCTTTTTTCAAAGTCAACTTCTAAACCGTCAAAGAATGTTTTAACATCTCCATTAGTACAATTAATTTCAAACTTGTATGTATGAAATTCTCCATCATCATTTCCAATATTTATTATTCTACCATTACCATTATCTATTTGTGCATCAATACCACCCTCAAAAATAATAGGTGAGTAAAATGTATTATCTCCTAAAAAGAAGAAGAATATACCACTACTATTAGCTGGTAATGTTTTTATTATCCTCATATCAAATTCAATAACTGCAAATGAAGTTTTAATATTTCTTGTTATATCATATCTTAGAGCTTCAAAACTAGTACCTTTTTCTAATGCATTTATTCTTAAAAATCCATCTGGAAATACTTCTGAAAAAGATATAGGTTCTAATGCTGGGTTATCTTCATCGAATTGAGGATTATTATTTTCGGGCCTAACATCTCCAATATATGAAAATGAGTCTACCGTTGTCTTTATATCAGAAATATATAACGCTCCATCAACAGCACTTAATCTAGTTTCAAATTTCCTAGCATTGAATAAAGGTAATGAATGATTACCAAAATCATATAAATCATCTGAAGTGTATGGTCTTCCTATTAATCTTAGATATCCTTGATGCCTACCATTAAAAACATTAGCATTATATCTACTTTCTATTTCACTTGTAGATAGAAAAGGATATTTTCTTTCCAAACTTTCAATTGTTGGAACAATATTTTTGTAACCTAATCTTCTAATTAAAGAAGCACGATTATCAAAGTCAACATTTTCTAATATTGGAAATTCCTCATTAGCTAACGCATCATTAGAAACGTTTGTTACTAATCCTCCACGAAAACTATTCAAATAGAAATCTTCCATAGTAAATCCTCCTTTCTAAACCCATCTACTTTCTAATAATTGTTGAGATGGTTCGTTTTCTTGGTGTCTTCTTAAAACAGCACTATCAAATTCTTCTCTTGTTCTTGAATAGAAACCGTCATATAAAATAGTTTTATTTTCATCTTGCCACGTTTCATAATACTTTTTAATAGCATAATAAGTCAATAACTTATGAAAACGTTTTTCAAATGGTAATGTTGTTGTACTTAAATCTAAATTAGTATCTGTTGCATCAAATGGTGGTAATTCTTTATAGTAATAAATTCTAACTTTTATAGAGTTAGTATTATCTAATAAACTAGATTTAAGAACTAATTTATTCGAAGTATAATCAATGAAATACAAATTGCTTACATTATTATGTGGTAATTGTCTTTGATTAGGATGATTTTGAAGTGTTGTTATTTCACTATCACCTAAACTTCTTTGATAAAATAAATATCTTCTATCTCTTATATCAGCTTCAACCTTTACTATTTGCATAAAATCACTAGGTAGTTGAATTGAATTACCATCAACTTCTAATTGTTCTATAACTCCATTCACATCTCTATCTAATAGAAAAGATGTTGTATTTAATTGTGCTTCTAATAGATCTGCTTCTTGTTTAGCAATTTCACTTAAATCTTGTAACATCTCATTGGTCCAAATTAAAAAGTTTTCTTTGTTCAAAACTTTTCTTATAGTTAATTCTGCACTCTTTTTTAATTCTGATAATTTAGCCATAGTATAACTCCTTTCTTTAAAATGCGTTATTATACCCTTTAGCAGTTCTCATTACTTCATTAATTGAATTTCTAATTCTCCTTTTAGCCCTTTTAGCCATTTCTGATTGCATAAGGTCATTTTCTCTAGTGAGTTCAATGAATAATTCTTTACCATTATGCTTGATACTATTACTGTGCATATATTTCAATACTCTTTCATCTAATTGGTCAAAATAAATATCAGCTTGATGTGTAGTCCAATCATAAAATCTAGGGAAATAACTTTTTAAACTGTGTATTTCATATCTATCTCTCTCTAAATTTCTTACAATAAATACACTTTCATCAAAGTCTTTAACTCTTTGAGGTAATTTATTTGGTGTATTAAAAATAGGCACTAGATTTTTTTCGTTTTTTAGTACGAATTTAATTAATTTTCGGTCTTCTTTTGTAAATTCCATAATCAAACCCCTTTCTTATATTATTATATCATAATAATAATCTTTTACCAAAATACAAAAAAAAGGACTTATAAAGTCCTTTTTAAGTTCTAAGCATCTACATCTTCAAGAACGTTATTAATTACAAAGTTCGCTCTAGGAGAATCTGTATTCATATTACAGAACTCATACATTCTAAAGTTATATTTTTGACTTGCAGTAAACTTGAATACATTTCCATCGAAATCATCGTAAGTCCACTCTTGATAAGTTGGTTTGAACCAAGTTTGTTTTGATAAACCATAACACTTATTCTTAGTCATAAATCTATCTTTAACGAATGGCATATTATCAAATGTTAAGTAAGAATAACCACCAGCTAATGTAACTGCACCATTCATACCATCTTGAACAGCATTATTATATTGTTTGAATACTTGTAGTTCATCTTCATATCCTTGTACTACTAAATGTCTAGCAGTAAGTAAATCAATTGGTTTTCCTGAACGAATATCAACGCTATCTTTAGCACCTCTTAAAAATCTTTCAGTTAATAAAGCATTTCCACCATCACGTTTAGTTGCTTTATACCACTTGTTAGATGTTCTATCAATTCCGTGATAAGTATTAGCATCTTTTGCTAATGCATCTTCAATACCAGTAATACCAATTCCGAAACTACCATTAGTTACAAATACATCACCTTCGGCTACTGCATAAGTACCACCAGTAGTTGTATCAACAGTACTAACAACACTAATTGTTTGTAAATCTTGGTCTACATCTACAATTTCAATATTATCTGCTTTTAAAGTAGAAGCTGTATAAATATCAATAACTAAACCGATGTCATAACGATCTGTATTTTCAACTGGTAACGTTTTTGGAGTTGTAGTAGTTAATGCAAGTGGTAATGTTAATCCAGATGGGTGAGTTCCACTACCCGGAGTTAATGGGTCAAAGGCTGTAAATTTATCAATTACACCATCTTCACCAGTAACTACTTGTCTAGCCATATCATCTTTAGCAGCTTCATAAGCAGTTTCCATTTCATCAGCTAATAAATCTTCAAATGCACCATCATCAGTTCCAGCGTGAATTGTTTTTAAATCAATTGCTCCTTGAACTGTTAAGTTTTTCATATTAACGATTTGTCTTTCTTTACCAGTAGTACTTGGTGATTTATAATTTGCACCATCTGCAATTGCACCAGCACCACCCTGTTTACCTTTTCTTAATCCGTAAACAGCAAATTTACCTGAAATTTTATTATAACCAACTGATTTCAATTCATTTAAGAAATAGTGACTATCATTGTTCGTATTTTCTCTAAACGTAGGTAAATAAAATTCGTATAGAGAGTTTTGAATATCTTGTAAGTTAAATTTTGCTCCATCGCCTAACATATAAGTTCGCTCCTTTTTTTAACGAAGTCCTTGCCTAACATTTTGTTTATCCAATCTAGCTTGTTTCGCTTTTCGCCCTGCTTCTCTAAAACTTTTAGTAGGACCATTGCTTGGTGCAACTGGAGCTGCACCACCAGAATTTGGCATTGTAGGAGGCAATCCTTCTTGATTTCCATATTTATTTAATTCACCTGCAATCACTTGTTGCCTAATTGCCGGATCATTAATAGCTGCTTGTTGCATTTGTTGATTAGTTTGTAATTGTTGTTCTGGACTTTTTGTTAATCCTGAATACATAATCTCACCTAAAGCAACTTTAGCTAAGCCATTTAAATTTAATTCCATTCTTTTATCTAATGGCATATTATCAATAGCCTTATCTAAAAGTGGTTTAATTTCGTTGAATTTTTCACCTAGAGTATTTTCCAAGTTTTTATATTCCATATTTTTTCTTGTTTCAAAATCACTAGACATTGCTTTATTATATAAATAATCAAGTCTTGCATCTTTTTGAATTTGTTGTTCTGTTTTAGTAGTTTCCTGTTTAGGAGGTTCTACTTGCTTACTTCTTAATTCTTTAATTTCATTTTTCAAATTATTGTACTCTCCTTGTAAATGAACATAAGAATTATGTGCATTAGCAACAGAAGTGTCTTCGCTAGATACTTTGATTCCAGCAAAGTCATAAATTGGTTTAGGTGCTTCTGGACTGCTCGGTTGAGTTCCATTTAGTACCTCTGGACTGGCAGGAGTTCCTGCTTCCGGTGTTGTTCCATCATTAAACAATTGAATGTTTAATTTCATTTTTTGGTCATTTTTCATTGTTTTCTCCTTAATTTTGGGTTCTTTATTTAAAATAAACTCCGACTGCCTAAATAGGTTCTTCATTTATAATAAGGTCTGACTGCCCTTTTTTAGTAAAACAATTATATTCAATTGTACTTACTTAAATAATAGCATTGACTTTTGAAAATGTCAAATTACTGTTTTTATTGAGACATTTATTGAGACATTGCAATATTTTGTTGCATTTGTGCAACTTGTATTTGTGTCTTATGTTGTTTGATATGTTCTCTAGCCATAAGTTCTATTTGTTTAGCCTTTTCTAAATCTTGAGTTGCTAGTTCTCTTATAAAATCTTCCCACTCTTCACTTATTATTAATTCTCTATGTTCTTTTAAATGAATTGCGTGATTGTCTAAATCATCTACTACAATAGCTTGCATACTAAGTATTCTTCTATTTTCACGTTTTACTTTATCTAAATCTTTTTTGAATGGTATTAAATGGTCCAACTCCATATATTTTAAATCTAATGCTTCTAATAAGTTTTTAGTACCATCTACACCATAAGCGTTTTGTTCACTAAATAATCCTAGATTAGTTAAGTCTAAAATCATTTGTTGTCTTTGGGCCGGTTGAATTGCTAAGTGACTAATATTCTTAATTGCAATTTTATCATTAATTAAATTCTTATCCCACTCAATTCCATCTTCCCAACCATCATTAAATTTAACAAATCTACTTCCATTAGTATATTGTTGGTATAATCTAATAATGAATTTTGCCCACTTCTCAATACCTTTAGCCATACTCTTTGTAGTTAATCTAATACGATTATCTTCTTGTTCAGTTAACATACTCATTTGAGTTGCACTACGAATAGCACTTGATATATTACCCTCAATTGACATCATATTTAAACCACTTAAACTATAAAACTCTTGATTAAGGTCTTGATTTTCTGCTCTAAACTCTCCAGTTTGTGCATTATCTTGAACACGAACTGGTGCAGCTTTACCATTTTTAACTATAATAACATTTCCGGGTTTATTAGTAATTCTAGTTTGAGAATGTAAACTACCCTCATATGCTATCCATTGTCCTATTGCTTTTCTATTTAATGCTTCTGCAGCTCTATTACGAACAGCATTATATCTTCTTTGTAAAGGTCTAAGATCTGCTAAAGGTGTAGCACCATAAAAGTTACCAGTTTCAGGAGTTGCAATCATTCTAATGAATGGTATATCTTTTTTACCATCTCTACCTATATTGTAAGGTAATTCATCATAATAAACTACTTTGTCACCTACTGAAATAATCATTCTACCATTTGGGAAATCATTTGTAGGTCTTTCATAATATTCTTTTACTGATACAACATCTTCCAATTGATTGGTTTTATATCCATATGAACCTGAATAATAACCGATACCATAACTCATTGCACCAGTTTGTAAAGTTATCGAGTTAGTAATTTCATCTTTGATATCACTATCTTCTAACATATATACTTTTTTAACAACTTCTTTTGGAAACGCTCTAACGTGTAAAAGCCACGGACTTTCTTCTAAATTTCTTCTTGTTGGATTATCTACATAGATTTCAAATGGAGATATAACAGATGTTGTTACATCACCCTCATAAATACTTTTCTTATATAATAATCCTTGTTGAAGTTTTTGTTTATAATCCTCGTTTAAATAATTAGAATTTCCTAATTCATCTAATAAAACATCGACTCTACTTACAATTTTTTTACCTAAAGTATTATCCCAACCAACTTTTAAGAAAGCACTACCATAATCAGTTAGATATTCACCAATAGTATCATATTTGTCACCTATTTCTAAAGTTTCCCAAGCATTTTGTATAACTGCATTAGTTATTTTAGCAACCTTTTTATCTTTATCTTTTAAAGATTTAGGTTCAGCCCACGGTAATGGTTTATTTAAAGTAATACGAGCTAAGAAAGTATTTCTTATAGTTCGCATTTTATTAAATACTTCTCTTTCTTCATAACCATATGCTTTTGATAACTCTGTTATTTTAAAGTTATTACTATCAAAGGTTTTATATTGGTCACCTGATACATAGGCTAGTTGTAATAGCCAAGAATATTGTTGAGGTCTAACTTTCATTTGTGCTTCATTATACAAATCATTAATAAAAGCACCAACCTCATTGTTGGTTGTGCTTTTATTTTCTTTCATTCTTTTACTATTTGTACCATAAGCCATATTCATCACCTACTATTTTGGATTTGATTCTTCATATGCAAATTCTAATTCATTTTTATATTGATTTAAATATTCATCTTCATTAATAAATTTAATATTTTTAGCACTTTCATTCAATTGATTCAACATATTATTATTAGAAGCACTTTCTAAAATAGTGCTAATATATTTATCTCTTTCTTCTAGCCAAGCGTTTTCAATCTTATCAATTCTTTTTAAGAAGAAGTAAATAATTGCTATAATAATACCGATAAAAACTATTTGAACCATTGAAAAAACTATAATTAAATTAGTATATCCCATAATTATTCCCCTTTAGCTTCTTTGATTTTTCTGATTAAAGTTTCTTTTGTTGAATTACTTCTAACTGTAACACCTAATTCTTTAGCTTCTTCTTTGATTTTATCTAAATCAACTACTTCTTCAATTGGTTCTTCATCAGTAATTATTATTGTTTCAACTGGAATTTCATCTAGATTCAAACTTTCTAATTCATCATCTTCATCATCTTCTTTTAAAATTTCCGTAGCTTTTTTAATAATTTCTAATTCTTCTAAAACATCATCATCTAAGTTATCTTCATCTTCTAAATCTTCAACAATAAATTCATCTTTTAACAATTCGAAAATTTCTTCTTTAATACTTTCATCTGCATTTTTAATTGCATCTAATAGATATTCTTTTCTCAAGAAGTACCATCTACCTACACCTTGACCATCTTTTGCAATTGCCATATCAGCAAACTTTCTTCTTTGTGATAATTCGCAACGTCTTTTAACATTGCGACCTTTAATGCTTTTAGTTAAAATTAATTTAAACATTCATTTTTCCTCTTTTCTTTTTTATTGTTTATATATTAAATATACTATACTTTGAGTTGTTTGTAAATCTAACCATATAAAGGAGATAAATCTTGCATACCTTTTTTATTTTCTAATTGTTTCTTTACATAAGCCATACAATCTTTATTTTCTTTTTCTTTTGGTCTAGTTGATGTTTCATTATCAAATACTGTGATTGCATAGTATCTAATCATATCTACACCGTGGTCTTCTTGATTAGGTTGGATATCTTCTGGATTATTCGGGTCTGTTACAATAGTTTTAATTTCTTCTATTGTTTCAACACATTGACTATTAATTCTCCACTTTGGTCTAATATCTTTAAAATCAATTAATCCCTCTTCATATTGTTTTTCTAATTTATCTCGATTAAAATACATAAGTCTATGTACTTTTCTCCAACCCTCAACTCTAACTCCGGGTCTTGTTGGAGCTCTTAAAATTGTTAATCCAGTTAATGTTTCTACTATTTCTGCAGATGTAGAACCTATAATATCACCTTTACCATCACGAACATATGTATCTTTCTGTCTAAACATATCGTGTGGTAATACTATTCCTTGTATATTCAAATCAAATCCATATGTTGAGATACCTTTTAATATTTCATCACATACATCTTCTAAGTTCATTCTATTCCCTTGTAAAACTTTATCAGTAAATGCAAATCCATCTTCATCGTGGAATGTGAACCCTACTTTGAATGCATCATTATGACCCCAGTCCATATGTAAATTACATTTCCAATGAGACTCAATAGTTATTTCACCCGGTTCATAGATATGTTCTTTAGGTTGGAAGTTAGTTAAGAATTGACCATCTGCAATATCCCAATCCCCATATAAAAACATTCTTTGTAAATGTTCTGGCATTTCCAACAAGGTTGCTTCATAATCAGATCCAACTAAATATGGATTATCATATAAGGTTGATTTAATATATCTATATGATGTTTGTAAAATTTTACCGAATTTATTTTTAACTTTCTTAATAACTCTTTTAGTACCATTATCAGTTGCATCAATAAATAATTTTTTAACCCATAAGTGTCCTTTAGAACCCGGATTAGAAGTTCCTAGAAATTGTGTTGGATAACCTTTACCACTTCTTAAACGAGTAATAATGAAATCTATGGTCATTTTATCGTGTTTTGTTAATTCGTCTATACCAATAACATCAAATTCAACCCCTTGATATTTTTGGGCATCTCCATAACTCTCCATATAATTCAATGATACACGACTTCCAGTTGCTTCAATTATAAATTGGTTTTCACTTGCTCTCCAAGTCCAAATACGTCTTCCTGTTTTCGGATCTTTTTCTGGAATAAACTCTAACCATTTATAATACAAACTTTCTTTTGCTTGTTTAATACTTTCACGAAATAATCCAACGTGAGCTCCTTTAAAAGTAGAAGCATATAAAAACGCTTTCATAACTAGTGCTGCAGATTTACCACCACCAGCACTACCTCCATAAAGTATTCTTTTTTCAGTTGATACTAAAAATTCTTCTTGTCTTTCAAATGGCGTAAAATTAAGAACCACACTCATATACTCACTCCTTTCATAAAGAGGTGAAAGGGTTAATCATAAATTAACCCATAGAACTCACCAAACATACGTTTCTCATATTCCATTGCTTCTAGGAATAAGTGTTTTTCAGTTTCATTTAAATATTCATTCAAATAATGGTCCATATTTTTTTGAGGTATCTTACCAGTTATAGACAAACTTTGTTTCAATGTTTGTTTAACTTCATTCTTGATCTGTTTTGAAGTTTTACCATCTTCTTCAAGATTAGTAATTAATTGGACCATATTTCGCATCATATATTCATTGTCACCAAATTTGAAACCTTTTTTAATTGCATCTTTTAATCTAGCATTTTCAGTTTTCTCACTACCAACAATTGTTCCATAGTCAGGTCTATCTAGTACATCTCCTAAGTAATCATATTGTTTACTTATCATTGTAGTATATGAAGTTTTTTCTCCACTTGAAATTCGTTTAAATGAATTATCAAATATTCCTGATGCAGTACCTATACCAAAATGTAATAATGCTTCTGGAACTGAATTAGCACTTTCGTGATATTTAGTTGGCACACCTTTTGCAACATTAATTGCACTTTGAGTAGTTTTACCAAACCCTAATGTATTACCAACTTTTTCAATTGCGTGGTCTAACATATTCCATTGTTTATCAATAGGAGCTGGTACAGCACCATAATAATTAACACCTTGCATTAATTCTAATGGCATTTTATAAAATGGATTAGCCATAGAAATACCTTTATTTAATATGTGTTCTACTGGTGGTGTTCCTTTTGCTTCATTTGAGAAAGGTAAATAATCTAATAATTCAAGCATACCATTTGCTTTATTTAAAATAATAGAACCAAATGGAGTTGGCATTAATGTATAACCATCTATATTTATATCTGTTCCCGGTATTGTATAACTTAATGTTTTTAAGTATTCAGGTATTTCTTCATCTTCTGGAGCAATACCTAATGCTCTTGCTAATAAGTTCCAACCAGTTTGTGCAATATTAGACATAATCATCATTGCAGCAGCACCTCTTGAAGCACCACCTATTCTTCTTCTCATAGATGATTGTCTACTAAACATATCACTAAATATATTATTTAATTGTCTATAATGTAGTTTTAAGTTACCCTCTTGGAAAGCAACGAAAGGTACTCCACCTTGAGACATTTTCATAGTAAATTTAGAACTCTCAGAATAGTTAATAAAGTTTTGGTTTGCCATTAAAGCTAATGCTCTTAATTGAACTTCTTTCTTTTTATTACCCTCAAACTTATTGGCTTCTTGCATTAAAGCACTAATTTCTTTTTTATTAGATGCACCATAATTTAATCCAGTTCCACTTTCAACTCTTTTAACTGCATCAAGCATATAAGCAAAACGCAAGATAGCTTCTCTATGATTTGAAAAGTTTTTAGTAGAATCAAACATTTTTTTGAATACTTTATTTGCAACTCCACCAATTGTTTTTAAATCTTTTTCTCCAGTTAAGTTTTTAGTCATTACTTCTAATTCTTTATGAAGTTCTGGCACTAAATCTTTACCCATAGTTTCTAATTCGAATGAGATTTCTCCACCACCATAAACATCTTCAAATACATTCCATAATGAATTTAATTCTGCTTTTCTTTCAGGTGATATCTTCTTAGAAACTTTACCAGTATATCTTTCCATAACATAACCAAATGCATCTGGAACACTTAATACTGCAGGTGGATTTTCTAAAGCAATACGATAGAAGTCCATACCAATTGCATTCTTAGTAAATCTCATAATATTTTCAGGACTAAATAATGCACCACGTTTGAATACTTTAGTTAATTTTCTAAGAGCATTATCAGGCAACCTAATTGGATTAACCATTTCATTAATTATCTTAGCTGTTTGATTATCTAATATCATAAATTTATTATCTTTAAGATTATCTAATATATACCCAGTTTCATTTTCGTTATACATTAATTGATTAATAATTGATTTAGTCATAAATTCCATATTATCTAAATCACTCAAGAACATACTTCCTAATTTACCAACTTGTTTCTCATTAGCATTTTGTCCTAATATATTCCCATAACCATCAGTAACAACGTGTCCGTCAGGTATCATCATTTGAACATCATCAAGATATTCTAAACCAACATCTTCAACTAAGTTGTTTAATGTATTTTGAATTTCGAATGCATATAATAAATGTTTACTTTCGTTTTTACCATTTAGAATATTTGGGTTAGTATAAACATAGTTTGCAAACCTCTCTAAATCCTTTTCTGAGACACTTCTTTGTTTCCCGTTGAAGTAATTGATAACATCTCTATAATCCTTAGACAAGTCATATACACCATCTTTGGCATAAGATTTGATTCTATTAATAATATTTTCTTTGTAATCACTTACAATAGTTTCTATTTCTTGAACAATATTAGTTTCAGTACCATCATAAATATTAGTGTTTTCTAGATATGCACTTAAAATACCTTTATCAATATTTGGTATTTCTGGATTAGATATTATAGTTTCAATTATAGAAGTCATTCTTTTAAATGTTTCTTCATTTTCACTATTAGCAATATCTTTAATAACTTTATCTTTAACATCAACTAATTCTTCTTCGATTCCACTTAATACTTCATTTTTAGCATCTAGTGTTTTAACTTCTTCGACAAACTCTAAAGCAGTTATTTCATTCTTAGCAGTCAAATGAGTTAAAGCAAACAATCCAATTACATCAGTATTTATTGCTTTTCTAGTACCTTTTTTCTCGTAGAAATCAATAAATCCTTTCATTCTACCATTTTGTTTATATGCACCTTTATCTTTTTGATATGTATCAAATTCTCTTAATACTTGATTTTTAAAGTAATTGGCACGATTTAATTTACCAGACAGATCTTCACCACGAACTTCCCAGTTCTTAGCAATTAGCATTGCATCAGTTGTATCTTTAACATAATCATACATATCTAATTTATTAGTTAAAAACTCACTTGCATCAATCTCTTGTTGTAGTTGTTTTAACATCTTAACTACTTCTTCATCATATGTTTGACCATCTTCTAATTTTATAATATCTTCAAAAGGTAAATCTTTCATATCATAATTTTGAGTATCTTCAAACATACTTCTTGTTAATAAATAAGTTGAGAATGTTACATAATCATCTGCATTCATTCCACCAAATATTCTAGATACTAGTTCTTGTGTTTGTTTAGTATTCTTGTTTAATTTGTTTTGATAAACATTAGCTGCAGAAGATACAAGTGAATTTAAATGTGCTATAACTCCATATTTAGTAGAATGTTCACTCCACCAATTCTTTAATTTTTCAGTTATGCTAACTGTTTCTTTTTTACTTGCTTTAGCATTAACTATTACTAATTCTTTCATTTGATCTGTATTACTTTTCTTCTCCAAATCAATTGCATCATTGAATGTTTCAATTTCTTCATCAACTTCTAGTAAATACTTTTCGCCACGTTTTTCAACTATTGCCTTTTCTTTTCTAACTAAACTTTCAAAGTGGTCTTTAGCATCTTCAAATGCTATTCTTAATTTTATTTCATTAGGACTTAATTGACTTTTTCTTAAATAACCTAGAGCTTGATTAAGCCAAATAAAAACTTTTCTTGCAACACTACTATCTTTAGTAATATCTTTTAATAATGTATCATTAACAAAATAAGTTTGCCCTTTCTTTTTACCACTTGTATATGCTTCTTGTTTAAATAATTCATCTTTTACAAAGTTAGCAACTATTTCACTTCTAGCATTTTCTTCGGTAAACTCTCTACCTTT